TCACCCATCCGTCAGAAGCAAAGGACTTGGAATCAACTATCGTTGAATCATTGGCTGTTAAAGCGGCAAACGCCGTCCCGTTCCAGTATTTTACCGCAATCGTTGTAGCTGCTGTGGCATTAGGCACTTCACCCACGGACGCATAGAATCCACTGATAGGATCAACGGAATTGAAATAAAACTTATCACTTGAAGTAAGGCCGCCGATTTCCACTACATCAGAGGCGTAATACTGATAAGTAGCGGTTGAATTGATATAAACATAAGCTTCGATTGAAGCAACCGGAACGCCGTCCCATAAAGACTGAATTTCCATCCAATCGGAATTATATGTGACTTCACTAACTTCCACTTCGGAATCCAAAGCACCAGAATCAAGGGACAATCTATACCAATATCCGTTTGCCCCAAACATATACTTGGGTTGGTGATCGGCAGGCATTGTCCAAGTCATTGTCGCTCCGGTAGTGGCTAATGTCGCCCCTCCAGAAGCGGTGTTGTCGGTAAAACTCGTTACTCCAGTCCACGCACCGTTCCAATAGTGCATTTGTGCTGCTGCCGCGCTTCCATTTGGTTTTGTAATTGTCCAGGTTAAAGTATCCGCCGGTGTTTCAGTTCTGATAAATACGCAGTCGTATTGCGCCAAAGTTCCTAGCGAATCCAGAATTGCATGAGTAGTTTGGTCATCGTCTGCTACGTTAATAGAGTAGTCTTCACCCATTTTTGGAATATCGGGTATTGCAGCGGCGCCTTTATAAACGATGAAATTGGAAACGCGTTCGTTTTCCCCGCTGAATATTCTGGGATACCCCGTCCCATCCGCATATAAAAGATGGTCATCAATAACAGCCCACGAAGCGGGTAGCATCGTTCCGGTGGTGTTATAAACACTTGACCCAAAGGTTGTTCCTACAGTCGGAGGGTTGTTGGTGGCCTGTAAAACATCCCCATCGGACATTTGAGCATAGAACTTTATCTGACTCTGCTTGCCCTTTGAAAATCCGAAAAGAGTTATAACCTTATTCACGCCATCCGCAGTCGTGTTCAGTTTGGCGCATCCTTTTCGTTTGACGAATCCCGGCCTCAAAGGTCGCATATTGTTCAAAGCCGAAAATCCACCTAGAGGCAATTGATAGATTTCCCGAACAATATCAATCCCGCCTTCAAGGGGCTGAAAGTCAAGAGACTTTAATAGGACTACCTGTTCTCCGTTAATCATATCTCACCAAAGTCGTTGATGGTTCCGTCTATATCTGTGTCGCCTGTATTGGTTCCGGCGTAGGAAATCATAGAGAATCTAAGGTTCTCCATGTTCAATTCAATATCCTGTTTGGTGATCTTAAACGGTGCCTTGGGATGTTGTTTGACTTGGATAATGGCTCTTTCAGTGAGGACACTATGGAATATTTCAGGCAGTTCAGATACTATCCCATAGTATTTAGAAGCCGCCCCGGTCTGTGCAGCTAACGTGCAGACCCTGGCTGCTGTGTAATTGGATATAGTATCTACCCAATTATCGGTTATGTTCTCAATGGTCATGTTGTTGTAGTAACTTGCTATACCTCTGGCAGTAGAAGCCAGAGTTAAACTCAAAGCTCCACCAGCAGAAGACATCCCGCAAGTCAGTTCTCGGCATCTTGAATAATACCAGATGGTTCCGGTTTCTGATACACCTGATTGGTCAATGGCTACTGAATTTCCATATCGGTAATAGGCGTATCTATCTCCAATGTAGGTTCCAATCTTCCTCTCCTTCATATCAATGGGAAGGAGAGGAATGTTATTAGAGTCGAGTATTTCTTTGATTTTAAAGCAGTCGCTGGGAAGTGTTGCGACTGAATCCGTAAATGTAAGTGAGGCGCTCTTCAAGAACACATCAGGAAACTGCCCGAATAAAACAGAGTAAATGAAATATTGCGCCCTGTTAATCTCTTGTATAAGGTATGCGTTCTGAAAAGCACCCGTTGTATCGGTTCCATTGGTCAAACCGGTGCTTTGTTCATTAATGGCATATCTTATCATGTTAAGGATATTCCAGCAGTTTCCGTCGTAGTTCATTCTGCATCTCCTTCATGTTTGTCTGCCTTAATCCAGTTTGGATTTCCAATTCGCTTCTTTGGTTCTTTTTCGGACAGAAGTTGTTTCATCATCTCTTTCAGTTCAGTTATCTCTTTTGCCTGTTGAGCTGCCTGTGCCTTCAACAGTTCGTTTTCAACCGTTGACTTGGAAATGGCGGCTCTTTCTTCGTCTTTCATGGAATAGGGTTCGAAAAGTTCGATGCCCAATTCCAAAGCATATTCTTTGAGTTTTTTGCTTGGAGGTAAATAACCCAAACGAGTCAACTTCCTTTGTTCGTTTGTCTGGTTATAAACCTGAACCTGACGTTTCTTAAATTCATAATTCCTCTCTTTTGCTTTTGTTTCAATGTCTCTTTCATCATCACCGTAAGAAAGAAAGGTAAGTCCTCTCGGCCCGAAGGCGTTTAACAGATGATTGGCACACGCATCATTGACGGTTGCCCTCTGACCACTTGTAAGAGTAAACGACCTTCCTGCATACTGCATATCGAAATCCTCATTGGTAGGATTCCACAACACCACCGACATTCCTGCCGCCGCCCATAAATTCTTTCCCATTTTGTTTCTCCTTTAGTTTAGTCGAACAATGGGTTATTTCCCACTGGTCGCAAAAATCAATTACTTTGCCCACGACATCATCTGTATCAGGCAGGTATTCCATCAGGTTATGACCCGGTGGCATTTCTTTCATAGTCCATCCCTTCAAATCCGTTACGGCTCTGTAATCATCATCTTCAAGAACTTTCTTATAAAGTGCAACGGCTCTCCAATACTTGTCTCCACCGTTTCTAAAAGGCATGATCAAGTCTGGGTGCTTACACGTTGGTATAAGAATGATATAATTGGTGAAAGCACCAGCCATAAATAGGGGGGATGAATCGTTGGTAACGAGAACCTTGGCCTTTGAAATCAAGGCAATAGTTCCCTGAACGGAAAGTTTGTCCCTGAAGTCATATCCATTAGCAGGGACTTTTACTTCAAGGACTCTGTGCAAATCGTTTACGTTCTTGCCTATAAGACCGACTTTAAATCCAAGGTCTGAAAGGTCATCCACTATCTTCTGCCAGTATTCAACGGGGAAGGTCTTGGTTTCCCATCCCACCCCCGGATGAACTACTACAAGTTCTTCTGGGTTTTCACAAATATCCGTTGCTTCCTTTAGATGTTCGGGGGTGTATTTCAGAATAATCTGCTTGTCCTTGTCAGGCAGTTGCCTTCCCACCGTAGCCATAGAAGCCCAATCAACCGAATGAACGTAAGGGAATGGGCAGAGTTTCCCGAACTGATCCCACGGGACTTGGTGGGTATTCATCTCATGAACTGCATCAAAGGTGTTCTTCGGATAATCTTTTGATACATGAATCCCCTCGATATGTTCATAGAGATAGTGTTCTTTGGACATGACATAAACTTCATCATTGGGATATATCTTCTGTTTGATGAACCTGATAACTGGTTCGGTAGCTATGCAGTCGCCCAGACCTCCCAAAGACCAGATAAAGATATTCCGTCTATACGTATAGAATGGGGCGTCTTTCTTCCATTGTTCAATATCCCTGTCCATTTTCTCAAAGAGTTTGTCTCCATCTCCTGCGTAATGAACTATGTAAGAATCGAGTCGAGTCATTCCGGTTATTCTGTCCATAATTGACATTCGATTATACTTGAAGTGTAGGGGAAATATCTTTACATTATTCGCCATGAGTTTCATGTTGATGTAGGTCTGTTCTCCAAAGGCGTTTCTCAGGGGTTTGATTTCTTCGGTTATTTTAAAGAGATACCTGTGGCACTTGGACATAACTATAACGCCCGTATTGTAGTAGTCACTTCCATTCCAATTCTTAATATCCACGGCAAAGACTTTACGGACTTCATGAATACACATGGCTCTTGGGGTATATTCACCCTCATTGAAGATACCGAACTGGTCTTCTGGAACCACATCAAACAAAGAAGGGGTATCTGGTCTGATAATAATGTCTGCGTCTATGAAAGCTATCCGGTCAAACTCTCTAAGGAGTTCATAGACTGAAAACTTAATCCAATGGGGAGAGGGGTAGTCAAGCCCGTCCACTCCCTTTAAGACTATGAGTTCAGCATCACACTTATCGGCATAGTCCAGAAAGAACGGTTCTGTCCGCTTCCAGATTTTATCGTATTTGTCTCCATTTACTACAGTCACTATCGCTTTCACTTCACCATCCAATAATACCAGTAGATGTCGTCGAACTGCTTTTCATCTCCGATTCTAACTACATACTGCCCTCTGTATTTCAGTTTAAATCCCGCCTTTTTAAATAGGGACTGCCAAGCATGGTCACTGAACAAAGAGTAATGGTTCCTGTTTTCAATGTGTATCATGTTATCGGAGGGAACTTCGATATAGAGCTTGCCGCCTTCTTCAAGAACTCTATTAAACTCTCTCAAGGCTATATAAGGCATTACAGAGTGTTCAAGGGCGTGTCTGCACCATACCATATCAAAGGAACTGTTTTCAAACTCAAGGAAGTTCATGTCCATTAACTTGACGTTGTATCCATTGAAATCAGCCTCTCTCCGTTCTTTATCGAAGATGGTGATTCCTGTAGTATCAATCCCGTTCTCTTTGAACTTCTTGAGTGAATACCCCGTTCCGAATCCGACATCCAAGACCTTCTTAACGTCCTTGGCAAAAGCACTCATGGACAAGTCTATCATCTGTTCATGATGAATAATATGAGGCTCTTCATAGACAGAGTTTCTAATGTCCTCAAGATGCTTTTTGAATGTCGTGTAATCAGTCATAAACTCACCGCATTTTTACTCTTTGGAGTTATCTTTCTGAAGGCACTCCCTGTTTTTCCCAAATTGGCTCTTTTCTGACAGGCATTTTTCAGTTGAATCTTGTTGTCCAGGGTCATGGCTCTTATTTCTTCTGCGGCCTTACGTCTTTGTTCTCTCTGCATGAGTTCATAGGCATAAGCTCTTTTTTTAAGCCGAAGGTCAAGAGATTCCCCTGAAGCCAAGTCTCCTTGTTTAATCGTCATTAAGTCCTGTTGATTGGGCTGACGAAACCCGCCAGTATCCCCACATATTCTGAAGATATTGACGGGTTCGCCATGTCCACGGTCATAACAAATGACAAAATGCGACCCATTGAATTTGCAACTTAACCTGCGATCTAAGTTTTTCAAGTCTCGAAGGAAACTGCGTTCAGGTCTTACATCTTCCATTTTAAATCCTTTCTTACTCTGCGTCATCAGCAGGGATAGAAATCGCATTTTTAGCGGCTTCTTCTACGCCCTTAACATTAAAGAAATTCATTCCGGTTCCGGTGGTGATATTGCTCATAATAGTCGTGTGGCGGCCAACAACGAAGCAATCCATCATTACGCCTGTGGTGTTATTCCCAAACTCTACGACTACCGTTCCGGCCTTAGCATTCATAAAGGTGCAGTCATGAATGAAAGCCTCTAACGCGGTTGCTCCGTCATAGATTGCCCCCAAAGCCATACCGATTGAATCAAAGTTGAAGCAGTAGGCAATTTCAATCCTTGAACAAGCTCCTTCGATATTAATAACACCGCCAGTCTGTTCAACGGTTGTGTTATAAGCCCTTAAACCACTAATCAACGTATCGTCGGCAGTAGCTGTCAGGGTGATAATATCCACCTTGTTTTTGCTGGTCGTGGAACCAAGATGGTAGGTGTTAAGAATCCGGCAACCTGCGCCGACAACATCAATATCAGCAGGGACAGAATCAATGCCCGGAACCGCAAAGCCAACATTGGCAAGCGTCTGGTAATTACCATCAAGGCTAATGGCGTTGACTGCTCCTGTCGTGGTAAAGGTAGGTCGCAACGGGCCTTTACCCAAACCGATGAACTCTGCACCAACTGTCGCCAATGCAATTTCTGTTGCGCTGGATTCGGTATGACCGGGCATAATTAAACAACGGTCATTTACGCTGTCCGTCATTGCGGCGTCTGCTTCTGCAATAGACGTAAAGATTCTGTCGCCGGGAACCTTACCGGAAAGATAGTTGTATGTATTCTTCAATGCAGACTTACATACATAAAAGGTATCACCACCGTAATTCGGCTCCATTCCTGCACCCAAAATCTTCATCGGATTGATTGCCGCATCCCACGCAATGTTTCTGTCTTTAATCATTTTACATCCTCCATAGTTTTCCCCACATTTAAGTGGATACTAGGTTAGTGGTTTATACTTCTCTAAATATTCTGCCGCTTGTTTAAGAAAATCTTGGTTGTCTTTCATAAGACCAATGGCAGCATTACAATTATGACAAAGCAAACCTCTTATTCCCCCAGTTAAATGGTTGTGGTCAATACAAAAGTTTTTTCTTTTACCATTTTCTATTGCACCACATATCATACATTTACCTTCCTGCTTTTCATACATTGCCATGTAGTCATCAACGGTCATGTTAAAATTTTTCATTAACCATCTTGCCCTATGATATGCCTTTGACCTTTCTTTTTTAAGCAAATCATGTTTGTAGATTTCTTTATATTCTAATATCTTATCTTTGTTATTATCTGCCCACTCTTTACGTTTTTCTTTACCCCTGTCCGACTTGTGATATTTTCTAATCCACTCTTTTTCGCAGTCATGGCAGAAGTTTCGATGCTGACCCTTGTTTCGGTTGTGAAAAGTAAACTCGCTTAACGGTTTTACCTGTCCACACTTAATACATTTTTTCGGGTCGGCCTCTCTTGCCTCTCCCCTGACTGCCCTTTTAAACTTACCTTGTTTTTCAAGGTAACGAACCCTTTGATATTCATTCCAACAAGACTTACAAGACGGTCTGTATTTACCTGTCTCAGGTCTTACTGGAAATTGGTCAATGGGTTGTTCCTTTCCACACTTTGAACAAATTTTTGTTTCCATAAAATCCTCCTTGCTGGTTGTTTTAAGTATTATCCCACTTATCACAACCAAATGCAAGGAGTTTTTTATTTAATTGTCAAAGAGCAAAAACGCCTATACTTTTAATTACTTATCAGTAAAGGCTGGGTTCGGTTAAATCTTTTAAGACCGTCAAGCAGTTACGTGTCTCGACCCCCAGATTGAGATAGCATCTGAGATAAGCATCCCATTCATCATAAGATGCCCTCTGATGAAGCTGACTTCCGTCGAGATTACCCCAGCCCAGAGGAGTCAGTTCATACTTCTTGATGATGTCATCAGGGAAGAAGTAGATTCGATTGGGCTGACATACGGGGTCAACAATGATTTCAAGTGACCCGTCTCCACCGCTGAAGGTTAGGGTTTCATAGCCTCCCTTAAGAACAGTCGGCGCGAACCTTACATCCGGCATAAGCAGGTTTGCGTATTTTCGGCGCTGACCAAGACCCATGAGAATCTTATTGGACTTCCTGCCGCTTCGGGTTCTGGTTACATCACAGGCATTGAGCATAAGATCAATAGAAAGCTCTCTGTTGATGGAACTGTTGGAAACGACATTGGCTGCCCACTTCGGATTGGAAGCGACGGTGATTCCCTCAAAGACGGCAAGATTCGTTCCGTCATCGAAGATACCATCAAGACCCGTGAACTCAACAGGCGTATCAGTGGAAGCATGGGAAAGGTCTCTTGCACCAAGTTTCACAGCAATAGCACCATTGGACATCGTGGATGCTACACCATTAGTCAGTGAAGACAACGTGGGATGGGTTGCCTTATAGGTAGTGGCATTGGTTTCAAACAGCACCACTCCGGTTGAAGGCGTGATGGATTTGATTCTCTGCCCGAATACCGCTGAACCACTGGAACCAGGAACCGTGTCGCCGGCAGAAGCGTAAAAATCAACCAACTGCCCTTCCTGAAGATAACGAACTCCAAGGTCATTGTCGAAGGTTCCCAACCATGTGTCGGCAGGAACGGTAGCTGCGGCGCTCAATCTTCCGAGCATACCGAAACCATCCCAATGGGACATACGGTTCATATCCACAACAATGCTCTGGTAGATGTCTTCGATTTCATCTGAAAGCGAATCAACAAAAGCCATTGTATTGCCCTTTGCCGATTCAATGGCAGGGCCAGTGATACGAATGGAACCATAGATATAACGAGGATTAATAGTCCCGTTATCTTTCACACCGGTCAACGGATCAGGCAGATACTTTGATTCTGCGCGTCCGCCGGTTCCCTGCGCCCTTGCATAACGGATACCAAATACATATCCCTTACCACCGGGTTTACGGTCTGACTTGGGGAACAAGTTGTAGGTAATTTTCTCGTCGTTGAACTGATTGGTGAGTCCTTCACCATATACGTTCTTCAACACATCTGTAATATTGGTTAAATCAGCATAATCTGCCATTTTTTATCCTCCTGATGCCCTTCGCATCGTTTCTGCAAATATGCGCCTTGCGTCCTTAAGCATTATCTTGGGGGCGTCATGAGTTGGTGCAGCAGCTTGTGTGGCCGCAACCTTCGGGATACCCTCTTTGCCTTTAATATAGGCTTGGATAATGGCTTGGTCGTAGGCTTCCTTTTTTTTAATCCCATCAGAAACAAGCTTCTTGATGGCCTTCCTGTCGGTTATATCAATGTCATTAAAAGGATTGCCTACTCCAAAGAACTCAGAAATAAAATTCTGCTGTTCTTTGGGTATTTCCATTTCTTTAATGATACTTTGCACTTCTCTGTCATAGGACTGAAGTGCTTGCTTTGCCGCTTCCTGTTGCCGTCTGCTTTCCTCTTTGAATTTTTCCGCGGCGTCTTTTTTCTTTAACTGTTCCTCTAGTCTGGAAATGGTCTGTTCGGGATCTTCGGTTGCTCTCCGCTTCTGTTCTTCTTGGTCTTTCCAAAACTCTTCATACTTGTCGAGTTTTTCAGCTTTCTTCTGAATCTCGTCAAGGCGGTCCAGGTCAACCTGTTTTCCTTTGACCTTCTTGCCGCTTTCTGCGAGTTCAACCAAGTCATCAACGGACTCCAATCCGTTCTTTTCCATCAGACTCTTCGCGACTTTCAATAACCCCAAGTCCTGCTTGAAACGGGGGTCTTTATGCCACGGTTGCTCGGTGGATGAATCCGGCTTTGCATCCTTCCCCGGTGACGAATCCGGCGATACGTCTTTTACTTCTTCTTTAACTTCATTGGCTGCCGGTTGCGACCCGACATTCTCGCTATCATTGTCTGCCATAATTACTCTCCTTTAATTGTTTTGTCTCTACTATGTTTCAATCCACGCGCCCGCGCGGGACGCGACATTACTTCCGTCTCTACTATAAGGAATACTTAAAGTAAAGCAATGTTATTCCAATAACCCTTCTTCCTTCAGAATCCTTCTAACTTCTGGATGTGACAAAGCAGTTCTACCTAGGTCTAATACTCTTTCTGCTCTTTCAGGTTCTTTGGGGTTATACCATTGCGCCGCCTTTTTTAAATCGCCTTTATATTTTTGCATCCCTTCTCGTAACTTCATTCCAGCTAATCTAGCTGACAATTCTTCTTTATCCAATATATCGTCACCAACACAGGCTTCTGCAATATTCCTATCTCTTATTTCCATATTGTTTGCAGTTCTTGATCTCCTAATATTTTTATCATATATTTTATCGGATAAAAAATAATCAGGATTCGTTCTTGCTCTTTCATCTAGCGCATCCGTAAGTGCTTTTAAATATTTTGGATGTTTAATAGCCATTACTTTTTCTTCTATGCTTCTGGGTGCCGCCATCCATCTCATATATTCCGCTGAAACATCACCTAAATTCTTTGTTCCATAAAGAGCTTCAAACTTTGCTAAAGTAGATTCCTTAGCCGCGGTTCCTAATGTTAATTCAAGTGGCAAGTCTGGCATAAACTCCTTAATATCTCTTGCTACCTGACGAATACCAGCAACAGGATAATAACCCTTATATGTTTTATTGGATGGATGTTTTGGATAAAGCCAAACATTTTCCATTTTTTTTATTTCGTTAATAGTCGGCATTATTTCCCTTTGGTATTCACCATAATAGCCCTTAACTGTTTCACTGCTTGTCTATGGGTTAAAGGCTTTTTACTGAACTCTCGGTTTGGGCTTACTACCTTCTCCCCGCCCTTCACTTTTTTGAGACTGTATGGCATTTGTCATTCCTGTCTTTAAAAGGTCTGCTTTTATCTGGCGGTCTTTAACAGATACTTTCTGTTCATCAGAGGCCATCTTCTGTTTGGACTTAACTACGGTATCAGCATCGGGGATTCCAACTACGGGTTCCTGACCCGGCTGGATCCCCAGATATTTCTCAACGACTTGCGCCCGTTCAGATTCCTTCAGGACACCGGGTTGCAGTATCTTGTCTATCTGGACATATTCTCTAAGGTCAACAGGTTTGTCTTCCAGCATCTTCTGATGAAGGTCTGCATGGGCTATAAGAACTGTCTGATACTGTTCGGGCAGTTCCATAAACTCGGGGGATATAATATATTTACGGTGAATTTCAAAATGAATGGCATGGTCGTCATACTTGAATAACGGGTCTAAATTAAGGACTTCATCCTCTCCGGTTTCTTCATTTGGTTCTGCTAACATGACTTTCAACTCACCTGAGGCCACTGAAATATTCTCTGCTTCGGCACGTTCAGCATCGTTATTGACTTCATCAGTGAAAGTGGACATCCCCATTCTCTGTAATATTTCCTGCCGAATACTCGGAGAGATTTTACCCTCTTCAAAGAATCCGTTTTGAATCATCTGAAGGAACATCTGAGCCTGACCTGATTTTGTAGCTATCAAACCAGAATCAAGTTCAAGCCGAACATCGGTATTTCCTCTTAAGTCAGAAGCTTTGAACTTGGCAATCTTTACTTTATTGCCTCTCCCAAGCGTCTTAATCAGCCTTTCTTCGGTCATGACTTCCTGAGAAATCAAAAGCCGTTTCTTATAGACTCTTGAAAGCGACCTGTTAAATCTCTCAATGTCAGGGTTACGTCCTCTTTCTGCTGTTTCTCTCAATCCCTCCGTTAGAACACCACTTGCGTTTGCTGACGGTTGTTGGCCTTTTAAGACGTTCTTGGGGTCTCCCGAGGCATCCTGCATTTGCTGTTTCTGGAATTTTCTTTCTTCAAGAACTTGAGGTGGAAGTGGCGTTCCTTCCCTGAAATCAGGTTTCTGCCCCATGATTGGATTGTAACTGAGAACCATAAACCCATGACCTCCTAAACCGATTTTCTTTAACCCTACATCACCAGGAGTAAGAATTTTAGGTCTGCCAATTCCCTTACGATTGACGGCTAGAGATTGGTCTATTTCGTTGATGATATTTTGGGGGGATATGAGGTCATTAATACCAGGGTCACTCCAAAATCTCCCGGGAACTCTGTTGTAATGGAAGTCTGTTAGTGAATAAAACCACCCTTCTGGTGTAACAGGAATTGGCAGTCTGTTCTTCTGATAGATGATTTTACCGCCGGCGCACACTACATAAAGTCCATTAGGATAGTCTCTTGTAGGAGCAAACTCTACCTCTCGGTATGTAATAAGGTCGTCTTCTTCTTCACTCATTAAGACAACAGGGCGACCTTTATAGGGGCTGACGTTCTGAACTAATTTTGAAAGGTATCTCTGGTAGTCTATTTGAGAACGATTTTCATCTTTAACTTCGATTTTGGTTTTGAAGGTATCCTCTACCCATTCCTTGTCTTTGAGGGATTGAATGCCTATCCATCTCTTTTTTTCAAGAGAATCCCCCATAGTATCGAGTCTTACATTAAATGGCAAAATACATTCGGCTGCTACTTCACCCGTCTTGGTTCCATCTGGAAGCCATACTCCGCCATCTGCATTGGCATAAGTCCTCATAAAAGCAGTTCCTGAGATGCAGATCTGAATAATGAGCTTTTCCTTTTCATCCAGGAAACTGCCGTTATTCTGCTGGTCAAGACTTACTAAAAGAGCCTGGCCTGCATCGGCGGCTTGAATATCCTCTTTCTCGTCTGTATTCGGCCAGACTCTGGGAGCCATTTTCTGATTCATGAGCATGGCTACAATGGAACGGACATACTCTCGGATTTCATTTGAAACAGGTGTCGGCATAAAGGGATTTTCAAGTCTTCTCCTGAATTGACCGCTGGAAGGCAGGTATTCCAGATATTGTTCCCCAACCATATAAAGGAGATTTCGTGCTATAACTTGTTCCATCATAGCCCTTGAAGTATCCAACCGGTCATCAAAGAACCCGTCTATGGCGTTCTTGAGGCTGTCTTTACTTTCAAATATTTCTTTACGCATAATATTCCTTTAATATAACCTTAAGCAACTATATTACTGAACTGTTCATGCCTAATTCTTTTTATGTGGGTTGGTGATATTGCCAATGCTGCACTTATTTTTCGCGCACTCATTCCCTCACGAGTCATTTGCAAAATAATTTCACGGTATCTATTTTTTAGATATAACCCTTCAGTAATATTTTTATATCTTAGTTTAAACTCAGGATCGTTTTTCATCTTTTGTTCCACGGAATACCACGAAGGAATTGAATCTTTTTCTCTTATACCCCAATGAGCTTTTTTTGATTTTTCTACTTCAGTTAAAAAATTATCCCAATCAATTTTATTGATGCGCTCACGTGATCTTATCTTTTTTAATTCTGCTGCTATTTCTATATTGCGCTTTATAAGTTCTGTTGTAAAAGATTGGCGCTTTGCACCAGTCTTTTTGGGCGAATGATGTGCCTTATACATAAGTTCTGGTGTGAGTGGGTTCAATGTTGGGTCTTTTCTTTCGTGTCGATTACACATTAAAATTCTTTTTTTCTTGCGCGTTTCATCACTCGTTAAACCGCGAGACAACGGCAGTCCATAAATATCTTTGTATTGCCGGGAAGTTAGCCCATGCTTTTCTGATAAGTGCCGTCCTGCGATTAACTTAAATGTTTTATGGCAAATTAAACATTCTATCTCACTCCCAGAAAAATATTCTTCAACTTGTTTTTTTGAAGTAAATTTTAAATTATCACTCATATCGGGATACCACGCTCAATCTGTTGTTCGTAGATTTCCTCTGGTGTCAAAGGCTTGGGGTCTTTTAAAACTTCCGCCTGAACATAGGTCTCATAGTTTCTTGCAAGGATACGGTTCAAAAGGTCTTTTTCCTTGGCGTCCCACTTTTCAGTCAGGATATAAATAAGGTATCCCTGAAAACCTATAACCAACAGCAGTCCTACTATGACGATGATTTCAATAATCATATAGCTCTTTCTCCCATTCTTCCGCTTTTATTACGTCTTCAAATATCTTTTCTCTCTCCATGTCAGCTATCTTGTTGATGGAGGGAATTACTCTCTTTTCAAATTTAATGGGTTCAGTAGGAAAGGTAGCGAAAAGTCCCTTCTTTCCGTGGTCTAAAATTCTGGCTAAAGCATCCAACATATCGTCATGCGCCCCCACAGGAAATGTCTTATACTCTTCTTCAATGAATACTTTGGTTAAGTCAAGTGTTTTTTTATCATGTGTTGTTCGGATACACATTTTAGGCAGGTATATTCTTCCCTGTTCAAATATTGGAACCAGCGACCTGATTCGATCTTCCTTGCCTACATTTCCTCCTAACGGGAAAATCGGGAAGCGGTAATTCTTTTGTTCCATGACATACTGTAGGTGTTCTATATCGGACTGCATACCATATTCTTCATATCCTACTGCCACTGGTTTATACATTTCATGTAGTCCGAATAAGACCTGCATCCTCTCCGTAAGGTTTAATCGGTCTCTTATCATATCTATGACGTAATAGTTCCGGTCAAGTCCCAACCCAATAACGAACATGGCAGTATAGTCGGAGTTCTTTTTCTTTTTGGAAGCAGGGTCAACAAGGATGTAGATTTGCAGGTTATTTGTGTTTTGTGCGTCCCATGTTTTTATCCATTCAATCTTGAAGTTCTGGGCTTCATCTGCAACAGGGTCTTGAAGCATCTGGCTGGAAAAAACGTATGGGCCAAATTCCTTACGTTTCTCTTCGATTCTCTCCATAGATAAAAGGACTGGTTGTTTGTTTTCATCAAGGACAGGATAAATACGTGGTTTTACAACGTCCCTCCGCATCATTTCTCCGTAACTGTCATTGTAGTTGTAGCGCGTTCCTATGTAACGAGTCCGTCCGCCTTCTGAAATAAGGTTTCTTGACATCTCCCAAGCCCTTGTGGTCTTCGCACACATTTCAGGTGTAGTAACGGAATCAAGAGTCACAACATCATCGTAAATCATCAGCTTGAAGTGTCTTCCTGTGGGTTGTCCATCTACAAGACCCCATGCTTCTACGGTAGCCTCTCTGAGATTTGAACTTCTTTTAACGATAATACCTTCATCCATAGACCAACGGGGTGATTCACTATTGGGGTTCGCCCAAAGAATGTCAGGAAAAATGGTTTTCAGGGTTTCGTTGGTTTCAAACTCTCTTTTAATCTGCCAGAGGAAAAATTTAGAAGTAGGACGGTTGTAACTGAAAATCCCCGCAGTTATGTTTGGGTCTTGAAGAATGTTTTGAACCGTAAGACCAAAGGTAATGATGGAACTTTTGTATCCTTCACGAAACCAGAGGTCTAAATGACCATCAGGACTCTTTTGAACCTCACGACAGCGGTCATAAAGCCAGTCCCTTTGAAGGTCTTTACGGGCACAGACCTTCGTTAAAAGGAAATATAGGTCTGTCAGACACATCTCACGCATCCACTGGCCTACAAGCTTCTCTCTCTCAGCCTTCTTAGCCTGTTTCTTATATATAGCCTCTGTATCTATTCTATTCGTATAGAATCTCCTTCTCTATAAAGAGGTTATGTCAAAAAAGACAGATTGTTGATAACTGTTTTATCCACACGGTGTAACAGTGAAACTAAGTATGTAAAATTATTCGACATTAAAAAATCGCCTTTTTGGAAAAAGAGCTATTTTTTTGACCGTTTTTGGCAATTTTGGTCATTCCGCCTCCATAATCCTGTCCATAACAGCCTGTAACGCCTCAGGCAGCGCCCCGTTTATAGCGACATTAGAAGTTGATTTATTGGTCTCCAATCTCTCTATCTCATAAAGGGTCTTTAAACTCGTAACTGCTTGATTTACCGATGTATCCGCGATTTTCTCATCCGTTAAATTCGCCAAAAGCTTCTCCTGAAACCCCGCCAAAATAGTTGGCCTGTTAGACCTGTAGGCATCCACCCTCTGTAGCTTGATCTTATAACGCTTCAAACACAGACCCACAGCCTGACGAGTAACACCTACTATCTTACTGATTTCATTCTGATTTAAAGAAGAATTTTCCGCCAATTCAATGATCTTTGCAGTCTGACCCTTCTTAACTCTCGGTAACATAAAACCCCCATAAATTAACAAAGATTTAAGACTTCCAATACCCCCTGTAATCTATTAAATCAAGACCTTTTTTTACCGCACCATATAAACTCTTTAATATCCAACAGTTAGTTACAGTAAGTGTATAGTCCTGTATGTATTTCAAAAAAATATTATTGAACATCCCAGATGATCACCGATAGCGACCGGCCCCTCCCCGGAGGGGAATACCCCGTATTCCTTCCTGGAATACTTAAGCATGCTTTTTTATCAGCTATCCCTCTGGTATCATTGACTTATCATGCTATCATATCTTGATTGGTTAGTGACTGTTTGGACGGTATAATACCCTTTTGATTTTATGAAGGGAAAGCGGTGAATCTCTTTTACCTGCGGGATTACAGGAGCTTGCTTGCTTGTGCTTGTGAACTCTTGTAAACTCTTAGTGGGCGGTTTGCTGGTAGTTTTATGGGGAGTTTTGGGCTGTTTTGTTTAAAATCGCTTAAAATGGCTTGTATGCGATTTGCTGGTCACTTGGCTGTATTGTATTGCCGGCGGATGATCCTGCATTCCATCGGCCTTGGCGCGCGAAATACGGCATAAAAAACGGCGGATGATTAGTCCGCCGTGAATGTGCCTATTGGCTGAAGTCATGCGACTCTATGTTTGCACGGTTATTTTTTGCTGTAAGCATTGACGCCAATATAAATTACTTTGCCATCAATACTCAACGGTTTGTTGCCGTTAGTTGTGGCATGCACCAAGCTCTTGCCGCTAACGGACACTTTGCCTTCTTTGCTGAACTCCATCGTAATAACCAATTTGCCGTCTTTGCTGATTTGTGCGTTCATCATCTTCACCTCTTGATTTTTAGTCGGCCATATCGACCGCCGGTTTATCCATATTGCTAATTCCATGCCATAATTTAAGCTAACAATTTATCGTGTTGTTTTGATTCGATTTTTTGCTTGCCCCGCAATTTTATCCCAGGGGTCGGCCATATCGTATCCATTCTGGACTGTGGTTTTTTCGCCACATTCGAGATTTTTTTGCCACACTTTGCGGTATTTTTTGCCACGGTTTGCCGGCCCCCGATTCTATACGTATAGAATAGTTTGATATTTAATACTTTGTTGATTTTATTCGATTATTACCGATTATAGGCGTTTTTTTTGGCGCGCGGTTTGCAAGGTTCTGGGCGCCGGCGGTTTTTGGCCGACTAAAATGCCAGGAGGGAGTTATGGATTTGCTTATCTTCGTTATAGCACTAACAGCGGTTATGGTAGTAGGAGTATTGTCTATATTTGAGATACTTAAATAATTAACTTAGGAGAATGAAAGGGGTAAAAATGATGGAACAGATGGATAAAGTTAAACAATGGTTAGAAGAGGAGAACATTCCTACAAATTATCTGGAAGATGCTGTTAAGAGGCATTTCAAAAACAAAGCTCCTCTATTGGAGAAAATCGGATTGAATGAAGAGAATGATTATCGGGTGTCATTCCGATTACCAACAACAGAGGAGAACAGACCTGAGGCAGTTGGTTTTCTAAAGGATATTGAAAAGATTACCAATGGTATGTTCAACTATCTGGATTTGTCATTCATGTGGCAAGGTAAGAATAAATTTAGAATTGGCAAGATATTGCCGACAGCCTGGGATATGTTCTTTAATAAGACACAAGAGGAAAGATATGATTACGCTGCCTTTAGAACAATGTTGTCTAATTCCTGCAACGTAAGGGGTATTGACTCCTATTATATAGAGTTGGATGCCGGTTATCGTAATGAGAATAGAGATAAGACTATTCATCTCTTATCTTGTTATTATGGCGATTATATTAAAAATGGTCGTATGGGATGGTATAGTGCAAATCCATATGACTACTTTACCTTATCCGAAAGAGATTGCACCTTTACAAGTTGTGTTCGTATTGGTGGAGAATATTTCAATAGTGTTCTCCATTATCTTGAAAGTTCTTGTATGATTCCCTATTTTATTACTGAAGAAGGTTCAACGAAAAAGATAGGAAGATGTTGCTCTTATCTATCGGATGACCTTATCATTACTGGCCGTATGTTTGGCAGTATGTTTGATTGTGATACTCTCATATACAGGGATAAAATTCAAGAACTTATTGGTGGTAAATGGGTAGTTAAAGGAAAAGTTGAAAGTGAATGGATTGAGAATTTATCTACAGCTTATGTAGATAGTGGATATGGTGTTGTAACGCTTCGGAAAGGTCTTACAAGTGGTTATGTAGAGATTCCAAAAGGTATCTGCTTAAGTTGTGGTGGTATCAATAATGGTGAAATGGGTGGAGTATGTTGTGATTGTAATGATACCAGTGGATGGCATTGTGAAAGATGTGAAAATAGGGCAAATGAAGAAGATTCTTGTTATATAGAAGATGTAGAAGAATCATGGTGTGATGAATGTGCCGGTAATCATGCTTGTATATGTGATGGATGTGGAAATTGGTTTAGTAATGATTCTATTCTGTCAGTAGATGGTGGTGATTATCATTACTGTCAACAGTGTGCTGATAAAAAAGGAGGTATATATAAATGTGATTGTTGTAATGATTTATTCAGGGTTGATAATATGGTATTTATTGAAGACATTGAAGAATATGCTTGTGAAGATTGTGCCAAAGGTTGTTATCGTCAGTGTGAAGAATGTAATAAGTGGTTTAATAAAGTAAATGAGTTGGATGATTGCGAATACTGTGATGAATGTTATGAATATATTATGGAAGAAAGGGCTGAAGATGAAGAACCTATTGCAACTACCAACTAACGAAGTGATACCGAAGTGTATGCAGTCATTAACTAAGTTGTATCATGTGAATGATATTGCGTATGATATTGATAACTTTGTGTTTTATCGTAGTAAGTCTCCTATTCTCTTACAGGCTCATGTTGATACGGTAAGGGACGAAAAGAAAGAACTTAATATATTCGGAAATAAGATTCTGTATGCCAATGGAATATTAGGGGCGGATGATAGGGCCGGAATATATGCAATTCTTAAGATTGTAGAGAATTGTAAGAATATTGGTATCTTTCCGAACGTATTACTAACTAACCATGAAGAAACTGGTGGCAAAGGCATGACGGCCTTTACTAAAAAGATAAAAGCAAAAGAGCTTAAGCATATCAAGTTGTGTATTGCTCTTGATCGTCAAGGTGTCGGTGAATATGTGACTTATAATGACCTTCCAGGTGAAGTTGATACTTATATGCAACTGTTTGGATTTATTGAAAATGAAGGGACGTTTAGTGATTGTCAGATATTCTGCAAGAAGTTTAAAATACCATCCGTCAATGTATCGGTAGGATACCATCATCAACATACTGCAAGTGAATGTCTGCATATGGATGAACTTGATCTTACTATAGGTAGATTGATGGATATTATGTTATCCCCTATCTCAACAAGATACAAGACAACAGGTAATCCTAAGTGGGAACTTGATTATAGTAATGCTTTGGGAATCCGTGATTGGGGAAGTAACTACAAGTGGGATATTAAGGATAAAAAGTGGGAAGATAAATCACTTGTAGGTGATTACTGTGAGTGCTGCGGTGAAAAGGTAAATAAGACATATTATGACCATGATAGTCAAACGTATATCTGCGATAAATGTTATGAATACATTGATGGTATGCAATACCGGGAAGGGACAAGATGATGAAATTAATATATTATGTAGAGCATAAGAATCAAGACTTGAAGTTGTCCATTGAATTAGACCCATTGATGGATGGGAACTCATGTATAGATTATGAAATACAATCCATTAGCCTTGTTAATTTCCATAAGGAATACAAACTGTCAAGGTATTCAAGATTATTTAGGGATATAGTTATTCAATTATTGGATGACTGTTATTTTGCTGAAACGATTGAACAGGCGTATATGGATGCACAGAATGATAAAGATATAGATTCTGCACTTGAAAGCATTGCTCTAGGAGGTCTATGGCAGAATATATCTTAATCAATATAATATTTATAGGGTTTCTGTGTGTATTGGGATATTATCTTAACCAATAATTAAGAGCTGTTTTATCGGCTATACGGGAAGAAAGGAAATATATGAAGTATCCTAAATTGAAGTTAATTTGTGAATATTGTTTAAAACCATTAGAATATTACCTTGCAAGCGATAAAAAAACCATTAAGGTTATTCCTTGTCAACAATGTTCGGATGCGGTCAAAGAATGTGCATATAATGATGGATATGATACAGCTTGTGGAGATGAGTAAATACGGTTTGATATAGACCAGATGTATAATCGGCTATACGGGAAGAAAGGAATTACATGAGAAAATCATTATTGCAGGTTCTTATTGAAAGAGATGGTATGCAGGAAGAAGAAGCTAAGAAACTCATTAAAGAAGTTAAAGAAGTCCTGTTAGACAGGATTGAAAATGGTGAAGATGCCTATGATGTATGTGAGGAGTATTTCGGGTTGGAACCTGATTATCTTAATGATTTAATATAACTCTAACATATTATCTAATAAGACTATAGATATATTGACGATAGGCGTTTATTGGTCAATTAATTAACGAACTTTAGGGGAGAATCACTTAGGAGGATAATTATGGCGCATTTTTATGGTGGAGTTCAAGGAAGTAAGGGAGAATCCACAAGACTTGGAGAGAAGAAGTCAGGGCTTACTACATTCGCAAATGGATGGAACCTTGGAGTTGACGTAAGACTCCGTTATTGCGAAGACACAAAAGAGGATATTGCAGAAGTGACTTTGACTTCTGGAAGTAAAGGCGGGAAATCCAAGTTTCTTGGAAGATTCACAGACAAAGACATTTAAAATTAAGGAGGAAAAAATGAGCAAATACGAAGATTATCTTGGAGATGGATTGTATGTTGACTATGATGGTTATCAAATCTGTCTGGCGGCAAACGACAAGGTAAGTGGAAATCCAACAGACATAGTGTACCTTGATCCCGATGTTATTGCGGCGTTTATAAGGTATTTGGAAAGGATGCGGCTGGAACTAACCCCAAACGAGATTAGAAGGTTCACAACTAAAAACATTTAACAAGTAAAATTCTATACGTATAGAAACCCTTGCCTAAACCCTTATATATCCTTAGAGATTAGGTAGGGGTTTTTTGTTTTTATTATTTAGCCCGTAAGAATTTCCCGCAGTTACAACATCTTTCGTATTGTTCCATAGCTCCATCATGAAGGCAAATGTCCGTTGCCTTCTCTTTTTTGCCAGTTTCCTCCAGGAGATTGTTCTTGATCGCTTCTATAGGGAGGTCTTTATTAGCTTCAAGGATTTCCATCTTCTCTTCATCTGTCTTATCATGTAGATAAGGGAGAAGGAGAACGATGGTTGATATATCAAGAGGAACGGGATTTTTTTCAAGGGCTTTTCCAACTTCCTTATAGACCTGTTCAAGCCTATAAGCTTGGGATAGTGAGATTTTAAGTTCGTGTTCGATATAATATTTATAAGAGGACACTCCGGCACAATCCCTACACCAAAGTTTTTCATTTCTTAATTTATAAATGGCCTTACCTCTTTTCAGGTATCCGTTTATACAATCCTTCATTCCCTCGTTATAGAGTTTCATCACATCAAATAGCCGCTGTCCGATAATTATGTCTTTTGTCATTTATAATCCTTTCTAATTTCCCTTGTAAATAACGTGTTTTTGGCATCTGATTTTCCTAGGGGTATAATCCTATGCCTTTTGTATATTAGGTTCATTTTATACGCAACCTTCTAGACTATATGACTAAAAAATGGCATTTCTATTTCACAGTCTGTCTGCTACTTCTCCGGTCAGAAGAGTTTGGAGGTCTTCTCCGCTTAAACCTGCTATTTCTTCTTCAGGGAGAAACACAAGAGACTCGACCTCAATGAGGTCAACAATTCTTCCTTCATGAAGCAGTCTTAACATAGTGGTATTGTATTCTGTTTTTGATGCTATCATTATTCCTGCCATGTTATATCTCCTTTAATTTTCTATTTGTATAGAATATCTTGTTGGATGCTCTTCAAGCCATCTAAATAATATAATATTATTCCTCCCTTTCTGCTATTTCAAATAATAAACCGTTTTTCTTTTCCAGTTTTACAACATATTCCATAATCCCAGTGCGCCGGTGGAACTCAACCCTCGCCTTAGCAGTATTCTGGCCGTTTTTAGGTGTGCGTTTAATCATAATGCAAGTATCAGAGTCTTGCGCTATAAAAGAGGAATCCCTTAAATCCTTATAGGATAAGTCCTCTGATTCCTGCTTCTTGATATGGCAGAGTAAGAAGATAACAAAATCGTTATCAACGGCAAATCTTTTAATACGCCGGACAATAGCCCCGATCTCAAGAGATGGATTGGAAACCCTTGCCATATCAACAAGAAAATGCAGGTGGTCAATAAAGAATATACGGGTTCCATATTTATAAAACGATTCCAAGCATTTAGTCATAAACCAATTAAAGTCCTGCGATTTGTTTGTAATAGGCAAGTAAAAAAGTGGTAGTTGAGGGAATTGCTCTAAGAACTGTCTAGCAGGGACTTCATAACTAAACCAACAAGGATATTGCTTCTGTTTGGCAAAGGCCACTGTGAATGTCTGAGCTAGTAATGTCTTACCCATTTTTGTAGGGCCAGAAATTATAATTAATTCTCCATCCCTAAAACCTTCACAAGCATAGTCAATCCCTGGTATCTTAGACATGACACTGGTGTATGGGTCTTTTTTTTCAGCGATAAGCTTATCCTGAAGCTCAAAACTGGTTAAAACCCTATCATCTCCTTCATAATCCTCGAAGCTCTGCCTGTCTGTGTTCATAATCGTTAAGCTCTTCCCTGAATTTTGTGAGTTTTTCATTGGCTTTCTCCAAGTAAATTTCGTCAACATCCATGAAATATTTGTAATATTGCTTCTGTTTTTCGTCTTTTTCCCGTTCGATCATTTGCTTCCATATCCCCATTGATCTGGCATAGTGGTTTATGGTGCTTCGTTCATCTTCGATCATTAAATTCCAGTAATAAGGATCAATTTTTACCATGATGATTTTTCCTCTAACACAACCCCTTCATCTTCCCATCTTTTCCCATTTATCCATGTCGACGGATGCGGTATGAATTTTCCGTTATCTTTTTTCCAATCTTCTGTTTTTTTTAGCTCATTAATTTTTTTTATCAGGTCGTCAAGAGGTGGTATGTCGCCGCTGTGTTTAATCCATGCTTTCCATGCAGCCTCTCTTCCAGCATGTCTTGGGTATGCAGAGTAAAAAGATAAAAAATCGGACGTATACGTTTTATTTTTTTTTGAAGGTGAAGGTGAAGGTGATGTGTTATCGCCAACTATACCTTCAACTATAGTTGAACTATCGCGCGCAAATTTATTTGCGCATATTTCAGTCTCAGTCTCAGTCTCTGTTTCGTCAATGAGGGCTCCGTGAGGGATCCGTGAGGGCTCGTGTATTAAGTCGGAGGATGATGTGTTATCGTTTTTTAACGGTTCGTTAACGGTTAATTCACCGTTGCTCGACCATATATTGTTTTTTGTAATAGTGTCTTTTGTAGTAGTGTCTTTTGTTGTTACCATTTTTGGCAACGACGGATTACCATTTTTGGCAACACCCATTACCATTTTTGGCAACGTTGCCTTTTTTGGCAACGGTCTCCAAATGGTATAATCCTTAATAAATTTATATACTTTTATCTTATCGTTGCCATTTTTGGCAATGCTGTTGCCAATATTGGCAACGCTTATAATATTTTTCGCCAACAAACCTTTAATTGCTCTTATAATGTGTGGCTTCTGTATCCCAGTCATATCCGCAAATTGTGATATTGAAATTGCATCTTCACATTTATTCCAGCCGTAAGTTTTACGCAGAATACAATCCAATATTTGTCGCTCTTCACCCGATATTCTTGTTCTGCAGAAAGCGTCATAAATTTCATTGGCAATTTTGATATATCCGTTTTCAAGTTGTGGGGAATTCATTCAAGCGTCCTGGTATTATTCACCACGCAAAAATCCCCCAACATGGTCGCACCTGTATCGGGGAGATACAGCATGAAGGGGGATAATTGCATGGCTTTATTAAATTGTTGTTTGAATACTTTATTCACAGGTTGCGACTCCTATGACAAAAATTATGTCGTGATTAAAATCATACTCTCAATTTTCTATAAATCAAGAGTTATTTTTTAAAAAAGCCGCTGATTAGCTATGCTGGTTCAGCAGGCCGAAACCTCGGTTGGTTCATAGCCGTTTGGCCCTAAGCACACAAATTTATAACTACGATTACTACGCCTTCTGACCGGCGGCGTATGTAACAGCAACGGCCAGCGCCGACCAAACATCTTTAGCACAGCCCTTTGTTTTCTCTTTGCCAAGCAGATCAATTAGCGCCTGCCGGATGTTTGCGTCCTTAGCCTTCATGGAGCCGCATAAAAATAGCTTCTCATCCCGGCGGTAAACAAGCGAATGATTGTTTGGCGACGCCTCAATGAAGCGGCCAATCCAAAGGCAGGTTTCGAAGATAGAAGCTCCCACGCTCATTCCATAAGAAGCAATCATCTCAACGACAAGATGGTCGTCCTTTCCAGTCCTGACGCACAAAAGCATTTCTCTGTTTGTCACAATGCCTTTGAGCAAGATGACCTCATCTACCGTGTCGTAATAAACAAAGGCCGACTTCTCGCTTCCAGGGTCAATAGCTAATATTACCATTTTTCAGTCCCCTTGTTATTAACACGGTTCTGTGTATTCACAAATATATCTTCAACTTATCGTAGCACTCCATTTTCCAAGCAGCAGTGTTCTTCTGAACTCTATTGCGTTCTTCCCGCAGCCGGTCGAAAAACTCTTCCGTCCGAACTCCCGTTGCCACCAAAACAGATTTGAAATCGGGATCATGGTGCGCCGACAGACCGCCCATCGTGTGATGACAGGGGCATAATGCGATACCTGCGTCCAGACAATAACGCATGGTAACATATCGCCGGGAATATAAGTGGTGCGGGTGAAGCTGGGTATAGTGAATGTTGCATTCCGGGTATTCACATCGGAATCCGGCGCGTTCGATGACGGCCTGGCCCCACAATTTCAGAAGTTTCTTATCTGTCAATTTAATTACCATTTTTCAACCTCCTCGTTCTCTCCCCCTTGCAATCCGCGCAAATGTCCGCCTGCCTACGATCCATCCAAACTTTACCGCATAACTGGCACTTGCACTGGATTCTGATTTTGCGCTTTTTCATCGGAAAAACCACATGAAAACTATTCGCTTGATCTCTTGGCGCCAAATCCAGAACGACAACGACAACGCGCACTTGCGCTTAATAATCCATTTCAACATACCCCGAACCTTTCCGCCAACCTTACTGCCCCATAAATTGCCAGAAAAACAAAAGTCCTCGCCGCCAGCAGGATGCCGGCGACAACTGCTAACCTGGTGAAGCCGCGTAGATAGTCACGTGTGTTTAACATGGTGCCTCCAATGTTCATGTTAATAAATCAAGAAAAAAGTAGCATGGATGGGGGTCGGGTGATGAAGCCGCTTCATCCTTACGGGTAGAAGAATCCATGCTACAATTCAATAAGGGCTTCAAATTTGATTTTCATCTTACTAGCATAACCAATAATTTTACGGTGATCCTTCTGCCCTACTTTAAGAATATACCGATAAAGAGGTAAGGATATACCTAAAAACTCGGCCATTTTTGTCTTTGTCCACCTATGATTCCATCTGTAGTCTTCAAGAAGTTCTGTTTTAAATCTCATGCGGCGCTCCTGTTTTTCGATTTTGGAAATTATACTTTTTTTGTTTTGAAAAGTCAAATGTTTTTTTAATTGTTTTTTAATTGAAAAAACTTCTTGATTTTTTGGAAAAACTTTGCTACAATTCCGATCAAAGAAAAAAACCAAAAACCGGACAAAATAAAAAAAAGAACGCGCGCGAAAGGAGGGTAAAGATGGCATACCAACTTAAAGAAGGAGAGAGTCATGTAGTTCATTGCTTTGAATGTAAAGAAGCATTTGAATTAACTAAAAAACATGAACAGAATTATGTTAATTCAAGTCTGTGTCCTAAGTGTTTTGATAAAGCAATGGCTGCAATGTATAATGATGTAGATTTCTATCTCAATAAGATTATCTCGACTTTAACAGGGATAGTAAAAGACATCAATGCAATTAATAACGACATAAAAAAAATATTAGAAGGGAGTAAGTAATATGGCGCTTATCGTTACAGCAGAAAAGAAGAGAGACCCAATAGCTGATGGAACATATCAAACAGTTTGTGTTGCTTTGATTGATCTTGGAACTCAGTTCAATGAACATTTTGGGAAGAGTTCCCATCAGGTTATAATTATGTGGGAGATACCCGAACTGCTGATTAAGTTTGAAAAAGACGGTAAAGAAGTAGAAGCCCCAAGGGTAATCTCAAAGAAATACACATTGTCCCTTGGAGAGAAGGCCAATCTTCGTAAAGACCTTCAATCTTGGAGAGGCAGAGCTTTTACGGTTGAGGAATTGGAAGGATTTGATCTTGTAAATGTTCTTGAAAAGAACTGTATGCTTCAGATAATCAACACAACTAAGGATGGAAAAACATATTCCAATATCTCCTCAATACTGCCACTGTATAAAGGTATGTCATCTATTGGGCCGTATATGAAACCTCTTTACTTTTCAATGAGTGAAGGGTTTGATATTCCAGAAGCAATACCACAGTGGATAAAAGACATTATTATGAAGTCAGAAGAATTTAAGGGACATAAGGCAGAAGAACCGGAATACGATAATTCTGCACCAGTTGATTCTGATGTCCCATTCTAAAAGTCACCCCGCACTGGGAGTGAAACTAAAAAATAAGGAGAC